CTTCAGGTATTAAATTATCAAAAGCACCGCCACCAATTAGCGCAAGGGTAATTCTTTTATTAACCTTAGTTCCAAGTGTTTTAATTATAAAGTCAATAATACTCTCATAACCTCTGTGCTCTATAATATTCTTTGCTGGTTCTTCACCTACACCCTTAATTTCATTCAAACCAAATCTTATTTCATTCTCTGAAACTGGAGTAAAGTGAATGTTAGAACTATTAACATCAGGCGGTAAAATTTTAAACCCGTTTTTTTGTGACTCTTTAATAGAATCTTTCAAGACATCTGTTTTTGTTGCATCATAAGTCAAAGACGCTGCCCAAAAGTATGGTTTAAAATAACGAGACATATAGAGTGTCTCACACGCAACATAAGTATAAGCCGCCGCATGAGATTTATTAAAAGAATAAGCTGACAAAGTAATCAAGTCTGCAGTAAACTCATCGATCTCTGCAGAAGTTAGTTTACTCTTCGCTTCTTCTTTAATCGTACTAACCAACTTTTCCCAGGCATCCAAATCTTCTTGCTTTTTGCTTGCTTTACCGAGTTTCTTCAAAAGTCCACGAGCATAATTACCCTTAATTTTTCCATTTGAAAGATCTTCTACGAGTTTCATAATCTCCTCTTGAAAGAGAATACAACCGTGAGAATCTTTCAAAAATTTAGATATAGGCTCTGGATACTTTGATCCTTCTGTTCCGTTTGCTACGAAGTCGTCAAACGAGAATGAAGAACCTGGTCTCGACAAAGCGTTCAAACAAGTAAGTTCGTCAAAGTTTTGAGGAATTGCTCTCTGAATCATGCCAGATGCAGTATTACCTGAAAACTGAAATATATTCGCTTGACTCTCATTTACTTGCTGAAATAATTGTTTATCTTCATATGACATTCCGTAATACAAGAACTCTTTTAGTTCTTGCTTACTGACATTTTCTTGTAAAATTTTCATAATTAAATTATACCCCTGAAGTTTTATTTTGTAAATATGATTTAGGAACAATTTTTACTATTCCATCATCGTCTTCAATCTTTACAAGCTCTTCATCTACAGATTCTACAGCGTTAGAAATTACTTCCAAAACTGTAATTGCCAAAAAGTCGTATTTAATTACTCCAAGTTCATCAAGTTCTGTATTTCCACCATTCTCTACAAATGCGGATGCTACACCATCCTTTGTATGAACAACTGGAATATATTCCCAAACTGGTTTATCCATAATAAGACAACCACCAGCGTGTTGTCCTACTTGACGCACCTGTCCTATAATCTTTGGAGTGAAATCCAAATATGCTTTGTTTCTCTGATAAGTTTCATAAAGTGCTGGAAATTGTTCTGCATACATCTTCATATTCTCTTCAAAACTTAATTCATCGTTAAGTTCCTTACAGAACGCATTACTTTCACCAAATGGAACATCACACTTTCTGAGAATATCTTTAATTGCAGATGCCAAGCCTACTGTTCCGTAAGCCGCTACGCCCATTACTCTTTCGGGACCATACTTTTCAATAAGCATTTGCTTTGCTGCTTCTTTTGCTTTTGGTTCAAAGTCTGTATCAATATCCAAACCGCCAGAACCACCGCGCTTAATCTGAACAATTTCAAGCGGCTTTGTTAAATCTACTTTATCAGTTTTACCCAAGAAGAACGGAAGAACATATCTATCATCACATTCTACTTCCATAATTTCATCATAAATAGAAACTTCTTTATCAAGCCACTTTGCTCTTCTTAATTCTTTAAGGGCGCGGTCTTTATATTCTGGATATTCCTTTATTTTCTGAGCTACAATTTTCTTCAAATCATCAAAAGTATAATTACGGTTCTTTGTTATATACCAATCACCTTTATAATACTTATAAGTATTTGATACCAATCTGTCATCAGATACGAAACGTTCAAACAACAAACCAAGTTTAATTGGATCAATTGCCCACGCGGTAATTCCAAGACAAGCACATACCAAACTTCCACCTGCAGAACCACGACCACTTCCAAGCATATATCTCTGCTCTTTTGCCCAATTGATTACAGAAGACAAATTCAACAAATAACGATATGCACCTTTTTTCAAAAGTGTCTCAAGTTCCAACTCAAGTCTGTCTTTATATTCTTGCGGACAATCTTCATAATCACAATTAAAGTGTTTTGACAATCCTTCCTTTGCTAGTCTTACGAAATCGTCTTCCTCATCAAATGAGAATCTTGGCAACTTCATACCTGTTCCCAAAGGAATAACAAAATTACACTTTTCAGCAATCTTATCTGTGTTTGCACACCATTCTTCTATCTGTTCATCTGTATATCCATAACCCCAGCCTTTATTAAACTGTTTGAAATCATCTACACTCTGATAGAACAATGATTTACACTTATATGTATCATCGCCTTCAGAATCTTCATCTTTTCTAAGATTAAAAATAAATCTCTGAGTTTGAGCACCTTCTCTTGTTGCATAGTGAACGTCGCCAGTTAATACAACTGGAACATTATACTTTGCCGCAGTCTTTATAATCCAATCATTATATTTCTTTTGATCTTCTACAAGTTCGTTTAACTGAATTTCAGCATAAAAGTTTTCACCAAACTCATCAACAAATCTTTTAAAATAAGCTTCTGCTTTTTCTTCATTACCAGCCAAAACACACTGAGAGAATACAGACGCCAAACAAGCCGAACCTACAATTATTCCTTCTTTATATTGAAACAATTCTTCAAATGTATTTCTTGGTTTATAATAGAAGTGATCTTCATCAATGTTTGAGATATAATTCAAATGACAAAGATTTTTCCAACCAGTTTCATTAGAAGCCAAAAGGATAATATGGTTATAATGAGTTCTCTTTCTTTTCTTACCTTCCATTGTTACCAATTCTTCTACAAGATATCCTTCCATTCCGAGAATTGGTTTTACACCTTTTGAAATTGCATACTGTTGAAATTTAAAAAGCCCAGACATCATTCCGTGGTCTGTTAAGGCAAGTGCTTTATGCCCATTATTTACTGCTTGATCTACTAATTCTGTTACATCTGAAACTCCGTCATAGAAACTTCCATTTTTACTATGAACATGTAAATGAACCATCTTTTCACCTCTTTTCTTTTAATTATACCACAAATAAAAAAAGCAGTCAAGACTGACTGCTTTTTGAGTTCTTATGTTACGGCGTTATTCGTCAAGGAACGGTTTTCGCCATTTTGCTGCTGGTTTTACAGTAAACCAAGTTGGCTTTACTATCTCTATTGTTGCCTCATTAGTACTGCTAAGATTTCCCGCTATAGCAGGACACAAATAAAGATCTATTCCATTATTCTTAAACTTTTTTAAAGTTTCAACAAATTCATCAAGAACAGTAACATCCGCATAAAGCGAATCGCCCTCAACATGGAAATTTGTAACTGTACCAACCAAATGTTCGATATCGGCATCATCTTTAAAACCATCATCTGGTACATTATCAACTAATGGAACAATATAATCCCTATGTTCTTTTTCAAACTCTTTTAAAGTTTTTAAAGGATAATAATGTCCATTTGCATTTACAATGTCAGATCTTAAAAACTCAACTGTCTTTTTCATTCTATTTCTCCTTTTTCTTTAAGTCTATCTATTTCTTTTTTAAAAGAAGGTGAATTGTTATAGAAGTAATCAAATATTTCATCTTCTGGTATAGCCTCTAATTGCTTTAAGCAATTATCAAGAATTTGTAAACTTTCTTCTTTAGTCATTTTTCACCCCGTTTTTAATTAAGTTTTTAATAAAGTTAGGCCATGCTTCTGCTACACTATTTGGATGTAGAGCTTCTAAAAAATCTCCCGAAATTGCCCCACCCTTGACCATTTCATTATAAGAATTTTCAAGAATTTGTTGAGTATTAAATCTTGTTTCAGCATTGTCGATATCTTCTGTGATCCAAGACCATCTTTCCTCAAGCTCTTGCTCGCGTGTTTGGTCTTCTTTTTCTGCTTCCTTAAAAGTTTCTGCCAAAAAAGTTTCTACATACATTTTTAGTCCTTAAATTTAGCAATATCCTCTTTTGTTACGCCCATATTTACAAGAAGTAAATTAAGATAACCCATAACGTCAACCACATCATTAACACGCGGCTGCTTATCGGGGCAATTCTTAATTCTTGAAAGTTTATCATCAAGTCTTTGATAAATTCCATTAAGAGCTACTGTATCTGGCCCCATAAATCTTGCAAATAAACCAAGTGGCTGAGAACCAATATTACCATACTGAGTATTTTTGTAAATCTGCATATCAGCCATCGCATCGTAAATGTCACTAATTCTTCTGTTAACTGTTTCTATATTATTTTCCATAGCTAAATTTTATTACAATTAAAAATAAATGTCAATCATTTTATAACCTTTACTTTTAATTGTATTTTTTCTCCTTTTCTTTTTGATGGATAAGTCCAAGAAAACGGCGTTCCAAATTGTGCTTCGTTTTTTTCTTTCATTAAAATATCTACATAATCTTCAACGGTATGAACGTAAATATCTTTTTCATCTGTAGTTATAATAAATTTTGCAAGCTGATTCTGGTTTTTTATGTCACCAGCGTAACCAGATAAAACCCACTCTATTAATTTTCTCTTATACGGTTTTAAAACTTCTGTTAATTCTTTTTCATTATTTTTTCCAAAAGCTCTTACTCCGCCAACTCTTTGAAATTCTTTTAATAGTTCTTCAAGTCTTTTATTGTTTGGATCTAATACTTCTACAAATTTTTTATAGTCATATTCGTGAGCGGAAACAAACTTACAAGAAGTTTTTTTACAACTTATTGTTTTATCATCGGCAATCACATCGGTTTTTGGATTTCCGCCACTCTTTAATCTACCTATTGTTTTTCTGTCCGCAGTCGCTTTTTCTGTTCCATTTAGATTTAACACGTTTTTTATTTTACCGTAATATTCTTTTGGGGATTTAGTATTTATAATATTAGCAACTTCTTCTTCAAATATTTTGCCATTTATTGAAAATTCCCTACCTTCTTCTAGTGTCATATATAAAATTTTATACAAAATCATAAAATTTGTCAAGGACAAAAATCCTTAATTTAATTTTTTTGACTATATATAAGATAATTTTATATGGAGGTTCAAGTTGGACGATACTCAGAAATTAAATTTGCTCAACGAAGAACTTGACGACGAATCAGCAGCATTCATCCAGGAATCTTTGAATTCGTGGAAGGAGAAAATGCTTGATACTCTTCAAGAGGAAGTTGAAAAAATAAAAGCTGACAAGCTTGAAGAACTGGAAGAAGCAAACGCTCAGTATCGCGAAGAGCTTAGAGAAGAATATTCAGAGAAGCTTATCGCTGCTGTTGCAGATTTGAAAGACAGTATTCGTGCTGAAGTAGTAGCTGAAACTTTGAAGAACAATCCAGAATTAAATATTCTTGAACAGATCAAAGGTTTGGTTGCACCACTTCTTAACGAAAACTTTAGAGAAGATGCTTATTCTGACACAATTGCACAGCTTCATGAAGAAAATGAAGCATTGAGAAGAGAGCAGGAACTTATGGAAGGTGCTCAGACACTTTCTGAACTTTTGGCTCCTTACAATGAAAAGACACAGAAATTGGTACTTTCTTTGATTAAAGAAGGCAACTCAGAAGAGGTAGCAGAACAGTTCTACACAATTATGGAATCATTGCAGGACGTATTCGGCGAAGCAGACGACGGTGCCGCTAACGACGATGACGATGGTAATGATGATGACGAAGAAGAAACATCAAAGAAGAAGAAGTCAGATGACGACGACGGAAACGGCGAAGACGATGACGACGACGACGATGATGAAGACGACGATGATTTAGATGAGAGTTATCTTCAGGAAGGCTTTGAGGGAGACGATGATTTCGACGACCCAGCACCAGCTAGAGGAAGCTTGAAAGACATCGCTATGAGACACGCAAAAATTAACTAAGGAGGACTATATAAATGTTAAATAGAAACTTTATCGAAAGAAATGAGTACGAAAAGCAGCTTAACGATAGATGGTCTTGGATTACAGAGGACATCGACGATGCTGAAGAAAGACTCAACACTCAGTTAGTTCTTGAAAGTTCTTATTTGGAAATGATCCAGAACGGTCTTATTCCAGAAGGATTCCTTGAGGCTAACTATCTTACAGAAGACGTATTGGAAGAAGCACCACAGATGAGTGGTTCAGTTGGTGATTACGTTATCCCACAGGTAATGTTCCCAATGATTAGACGTATCTTCCCTGAATTGATTGCTAACAAATTGGTTTCAGTTCAGCCAATCCAGACACCTACTGGTGTTGTTTACTACATCCACTTCGATTATGCTAATACAAAAGGTACAATCAAAGCAGGAGACGAATTCTCTGGAAATCCACAGCAGACAAGCCCAGCTTATGCTACTTGGTATTCTAGCGAAAAGATTGGACCTTTCACTGTAACTGCAGCTGCAGGTGAAGACCTCGACTTCGGTGAGCAGGAAGGTATTACAGCATTCTTGGGTACAGACCCAGCTGAATACAGAATCAAGAGATTCGAAGTATACAACAGAACAACTGGTAAAGCAATCGCTACTATTTATGGTGGCGCACACGATAACGTTACATTCGACCCAGCTACTGGTAAGATTGTAGTAGTAAATGTACCAGAAGCAGCATTCGCAGACGGCGACAATGAATTCGAAGCTTACTTGGTTTATGACCAGGAAGGCACAAAGAAGATTCCAGAGATGGAATTCGGTATCGACCACATGAACGTTACTGTAAAAGAACGCAAAATGAAGGCTCGTTGGACAAAAGAAGCTGAACAGGATATGAAGGCTTACCACAAGATCGACGTTGAGCAGGAACTTATCAAAGTTATCGGTACTCAGCAGAACTACGAAATCGATCGTGAGATCT